TTGCCAAAAACGTCATTGTAGAAAGCACTGCTGCCGATACCAACTGACTGGATACGGCCCATGCAAATTCCTTTCTTGCCTGTGCCTTTTGCTCCTTTGTTCCGGTTTTGGTTTTTGCATACAGATTACATGCCGCATCATATAAGATACCGCCATTCTGCATACGCTGTGTCATAAACATAAACAGTACCTTTTTCATTCTGCTTGGGTCTCTCAAATAATCCGGTCTCTGCATTACTGTATAATTCGGCTGTGTATCTTCTACGCATCGATTAAACACTTCTGCCACTTGTCGATAATACGCATCGGTTCCCTTTTTCAAATCCTTATAATTTGCGTCCACATAATATTGTGACGCATACCAAAGTCTGCCAACCGTAGCAACATCGACTTTCTGTATCATGTTCTTTACTTCTTTTACCACCGGCATACGATTGGTAAGGCTATTCAAATTATCAATATCAGCCATTTCCTGTGTGGAATTTCCTTTATTTCGATACCATAAAAGTGGCGTATATTTTGCAATCAGTTCTCGGTCGGCACTACTAATCGGAAGTCCGTGTTTACCTCCCTTTGCAAGAGCTTTCATCACCGGCTCCCAGCCAAGGGTGGCAACTGCTGTCGGATAAGATGCCGCCTGTTTCATAATAACCGACCAGTTTCCGGTCAGAACTGCTCCAGCAAAATTCCCCCGAAGCATATCAAAGACAGTCGATTCTCCCGCCCTTGCATTCTGCAAATCAGCGAGTAGATTATCAATATACTTCGTTGCCATTCTTCCCCATACATCCTGCATTGCCTTATGAACAGTATCATCTTGTACCATTACAGATTTCGCAGATACATCGGCACTATCCGCATCTACCACTTTCCACGTCGAGCCGTTATACACCTTATTAAAATTCCTAATTGGAATCGCAAGACCACCAAACTCCGATGTCTTTTTCAAAGAGCTCTGCGCTGTGTCAACTATACTTTCCAATACCAATGGTTTTGTCGATTGTACACGCTCTTTCAAAAAGCCTGCTCCCTCTAAAGTTTTATCCATTTTCAAACCGGTAATATCCGTTGCTATATAATTTTCATCAACAGAAATCGGATAATAATTTTTCTCATTTGCTTTTTTAAATCCGTACAATTCCATTGAGGTCTCATTAATCACACTACCGGTGTACTCGTGGAACAACTTTTTAAAAGCACGAAGAACCTTTTTCTCTTCCGGGGACATGGCATCCTCCATCGCCTGAATTTTTGCCGAAGTTACTCCTACAGCCTTTTTAGTTGTATTATAAGCCCCTTTTTTATCCCCCTTCAAATATAAGTCCATATTTGGCATAGTGACACCACCATAAACCATATGTCGCAAATTGTCCTTATTCATACCATGCATGACAAGAGCCATACGCATTCCTTTCGTCACTTGTACCTTCTTGCCATCCTCATAAACAAGACCGGTGTCAACCATCCCCTGCTTCTTATCAAAAGTTTTCATCAATTTTACGACATTTTCGTCCTCCATCACATCCGCAAGAATAGCTTCACCATCTTGCTGGATTTTCAGCATTTTACGCTGTCCTTCATTTAACTCACGCCATTCCTGCATAAACTCTCCATCCGCATATCCGGTAATCCGACGGAATGCCCGATAAGAGTTTAAAGATTTCAAAGTAAACTCCGGAAATTTTCTTATGACTTTATGTGTACTCATAAATGAACTTACACCTTTTGCCGAACGCACCTCATGAATGACTCGTTCTGCTGCCTTTCTGGCATTTGTTTCCCCTTCTTTACGAATCAGCTCAGTTGCCCTTCGAATCGTTTTATACACCATTTTCATCGCATCATATACTTCATCCAAATCCGCAGATGATAAATCATAAATGCTGTTTCCATTATTCTTAAACTTATTTGCAATACGCTGTAATTCATAGTCAATATCCTCATCATATTCCGATGCAAAATTGTAATCCGGATCATTTTTCATTTTCTCAAAATACTGTCTCGCATCATCTAACGCATTATATAATTGAGTTCCTTCTTTCGCACCCAAATTGACAGCCTCGCACACATCAATTACAGACCGAACCAAATCTTGTGGCACATACATCCCCTCTTTTGGTTTCATCAGCATCTGACGCATCTGTTTATGTAACCGTCGAATCTTATTCTTTGCTTCTGTCTGTTTTTTCTGCTCAGATAAATTCTTACGGTACTGACGATTCTCAATCTTCATTTCCGCAATCTTTTTATCCTGTCCTTTTTTTAATCTCTCGATGTACCTTTTTTGCTTTTCAATCTCATGCTGATACTTACGAATCAATTCTCCATTCTGTGTCGTCTCAATCACATTTGCATAATCATGTATCTTAGCATACGCCTCACGGATTCTCTGATTCTTGTTTTTTATCTGGTCATTCATACTCACCTTTAATCCTTCAAGGAATTGCTTTTCACATTCCTTGCGATAATCCTGGAGCATGGTAAGATACACTCGGTTTGCTTCCTTCCACTCACGCTCTACGGCGGCATCTGCCTTATCCTTAAACGTTTGTCTCTGTGGTATCATACTCATTTCCTTGTAAATATTTAAGGCAAGGTCATAAGATGCCTGCTCAATATCCTCTCCGTATGCATTACGATATGTTGGCCGCAATCCATCTAATACAGTCATTACCTCTGCTATCATATCACCGTCATTGGTATCCGCCTTAAATAACTCCGGATACTTCTCGCTTAACTCTCCCCAAACCTGATCAAGAGTCGTCCCCTCCGAAACAATTCTAAGCCGTCCGAAATTACTCTTGCGAAACTCTCCCATACTTCCATACATGTAATTTACTTCACTTTTCTGGGCTTCCGACAACGCAAGTTTTGTTTTACGGAAATACTCTCGTAAATCTTTGTACTCGTTATACAATGTCATATCTTTTGCTGTGCTTTTTTCAAGGACACCTCGTGCAATCTCAGAAGTAATCTTTAATGCCTCTTTATAATCCGCACCCTCTTCATTCATATAAGCATACAGTTTTGTCAGGTTATCCCGAAATGTTTCTGCATCAAAGGACGAATGATATTTTTTCAATATTTTTTTGCATACTGCCTCTACACGTGCCGGTTCCGGAATGGTTTTCTTTCCCGGCTTAAATTCACTCTGAAGCATCTCCACAACTTTCTTTAATTGCTCATTTTCTTCTACCAAACTTTCCTCTGTTGTCATAGTTTCTGCCAATGAATGACGCAGTTTTTCTGCACGCTCTGATACATGAAGGGAATATTTTTCGCCTTCACCGGATATAATGTTCTTGACAATCTCTTTGTATCGTGCTAGATTGTTACTATAATCCTGATGAAGTAAGCCCCCATGGGATTGGCCCATGGGCCACACTGCTTCATCAGGATTTACTTTTATTATCCGGTTTTCTTTACGAGCACTTTCAACATAATTCTGTATTGATTTCTTCCCATACAAACTGAGCATAACATTAGCAATCGTATGTTCACCTTTAACACGTCCACTACCATTGGGTTTAATTGCTGCAATAACAACATTTCCCTGATTGTCCTTTACATTTGTTACCAAAATTACATCCGCATTATTTTCATTTGTATTTGATTTTATAATCATTGCTGGTGTTTCTAATTGCTTCTGTAGTTTTGTAAATAATCCTTTTCCCAAACCATGATAATTTGTTTTTGGTTTAAAACGATTTTCTTTTTTTGCCTCTTCTTGCGTTTTTATTGTCGAATACACATGTTGGTTCGTCATAAGCATTGGAAGATCATTCCAGCCTAGTTCCTTCAACGCTTTTGTTGTTTCTCCCAGATAAACATGCGTGTAATCTTTTGGTACGGTATCATTTAGCACATCATCTATCTGCTTATCTAGGTCAACACTAATAGAGTAGCGACTGTCCTTGTTTTCTCCACTATTGGCTTCTCTACTATTTTCTGCACGCTCCGATACATGAAGTGAATATTTTTCGCCTTCACCGGATATAATGTTCTTGACAATCTTTTTATATTGTGCTAGATTGTCTTTATAATCCTGATGAAGTACGTTCCCTCGGAATTGGACCGTTGGACCCACTGCTTTATCAGGATTTACTTTTATGATACGGTTCTCCTTTCCAGCTTTTTCGACATAATTATGAAGAGCTTCTTTTCCATACATGCTTAACATAATATTAGCATCTAGCGTTGCTGTTTTCTTTCTTCCTACCCCATTTGGCTTAACTGCTGCAATGACAACATTTCCATTCTTATCAACAACAGAAGATACCATTACCAAATCTGCATTATTTTCTTTGTTATTGGATTTAATTATCATCCATGGTCTTTCAATGTCTTCCAACACTTGCATAAACTTTTCTTTGCCTAAATTATGATAATTTCTTATTTTCTTATATCTTGCACCCTTATCTTTCTTCTCGTTAATCACACTATACACATGTTGGTTCGTCATAAGCATCGGAAGGTCATTCCAGCCTAATTCTTTCAATGCTTTCGTTGTTTCCCCCAAATAAACATGCGTATAATCTTTTGGTACGGTGTCATTTAGCACATCATCTATCTGCTTATCCAGATCAACACTAATAGAGTAGCGAATGTCCTTGTTTTCCTTTGTTGGTTTTTCATTTGTCATTTTACTATCTTTGTTCTTGACATTCCCCACAATGTTGGTTAGAATTTCTTCAAGAGATGGATTGTTGCTAGGGTTGCTTATAACTTTGTTATAGGTCCTAGTCTTGAACAACAATTCATCTCTTTTTATGGTTGCTACTTCATGCATATAAAATCTTTGCTTCGCATTTTCCCTACGCAATACAACAGCCATTATATATTTGCCACATATTTTTTCCTGACTTCCAACAATTTCTATTGGTGCCGCAATTACAACTCTCGCATGACCTTTTCCTTTATAGTTACTGCTATAATTCACTATTTTCCCGTTCTTAATAATATCAGGAATTGCTTTAAAGGAAATTGCCTTCGCACGACCAATCCCATGTGATATATCATCTTTTACTCCTTTGCGGCTTAACTCAACATCCCCTAACATTTCATTATAAACATTATTGCCGATATCATCGAAAAATTCTGCAACTTGGTCAACAAGTTTTATTTTCCCCTTTGAAAATTCCGTTTCTTTCACATTACTCACCGTCGGCATATTTGCAACATCTTTTAGGTTCGTTTTAATATCATCTTGTATTGTATCCGGAATTACCTTGACCGAATACTTCCCTCTTTTCTCTTTTTCTTCACCCTTATTATTACTATCCAATTTCTTGTAGTTCTCCCCCGCTTTATCCACGGCATCCATGAACATCTGCTGAATCTTTTCCTTCTGTTCCACGTTGAGTTCTGCTGCCAGTCTGGCCGCTTTTGTCATAGGAGTATCATCAATATATTTTTTTATCTTTTCAAATACATGCTTTACCAAATCTGCGATTTTCTTAAATACATTCTTCTTTTCATTTACATCCAGCTTCGCATCTTTCATTACCCAGTCAATGAAGGTTTTTGCCCCGGCTTCATCATAAAACACACCACTGACAGCATCGTTGATTAACTCTCCTGCAGCATCCTCATAACTTTTTTCACCTTCCACCTGCTCATAGGCTCTTTGATAAGATTCAATTAAGGCATGGATATCCTCTGCTCCATGTTTCTCTACCAGGTAATTAAGCATCACTCCCATTAATTTCTGATACTCTTTTTCCGACATTACCGATGCAAATTCCAAAGATTCATGTATCACTACACCAAATTTATTTTCTGCATCTTCCGCAAATGCCATCTGTCCTCTATCCATATTCAATAAACCATTTACCGTATCTGCATCTTTATCTGTGAGGGTATTCAAATCCAATACATCCAATCCGGTTTTCTTTGCCAATTCTTTTTTCACGCGAACAAAGCTATCCTCATCTTCGGGAGAATAGCGATAGTCTTCATATTCGCCTTTTCCTTTTTTTTGCGCCGGCGCGACTTTGTTTTCTGCCTCTGCTGCCTTTGCGTTTTCTCCATGAACTTTGCCAAGTTCATACGCAAGACGCATGGCTCCTTTGTCACTCATTACACGAAATGATTTGGATGCCTGCATCATTTTGTCAAAGCTGATGCTTCCCAATCTTCCCATACGATACGCCATACGGAAATTATTCGCATAGATGCCGGCATTATCTTTTCCGTTGTAATAATCTACGAGCGCAGTAGCGGCCGCCGCATTATCCATCTTTGATGCAATATTAAACAGATTCTGTGTTCCTTCATCCTGAAAGGACAAATCAGCAAGGTCTACCACCTCTCCATCCGTAGTCTCTACGGTAGCGGACTCTTTCCCAATTTCCCGAAATCCTTTTACCTTTACTTGTTCGTCAGATGCCGTAAATGCCGCATTCTCTGTCTTTCTAAAATTAGCATTCGTAACATTTTCTGACGGTGCATCATTCTGCTTTGTCTTTTCCGGCTGTAGTTCTTGTACCTCAACCGGTCGCTGATTCCGTTCCATTCCCTCGTCAAGATTCACACGATCGAATGTAGTATCTATATTAGCAGTAGCATCTTCCTCCTGCTTCGACACAGACTCCTTCTGCATCATCTCGCTTTTCTGATTCAGAGATACTGTCCTTTTCATTGCATTCGAAACAGAGGCATCCATAATGTCATACAATGCCTGTCGCTCCGATTCAAATGTTGCATATTTACTCTTTTTAACCAGTTCCTGCGCTTTCTCACGTGCCATCTGGTCAATTTCCACTCCCAAACTATCTGGCACACCACGAGTAGCATCTTCATATGCTCTTGCAAGTTCTCCGCTCGTTCTTGCTTCTGTAAAATTATTTTCAGCATTTTCCATGATGTCTACTGAAATTTTACCGTATTTTTCCGTATCATCTTTTGCTTTCTCATAGGTATCCATACCCTTTTCTGCAGCATATGTAAGTAAATCTGCTCCTTCATTTCTCTCTGCAATTGATGTCCCATTCTTTTTCACTAATGACTGATATTGTACTTTCGAGTACACATTTGCATAGGTACCAAAAAGACCACCTGAAAAAGCCCCTGCTGCCGTGTCCTCTGCTACTTGTATCAAGAAGTCTTTCCGTGCATTTTTCTTTGCCTCATCCTTTGACATTCCCTGCTGGATATAATTTTTAACATTTTCATTATACTCACTTTTACTTCCATTAACTGCACGGTCGACAAATGCATTTGCAAAGTCCGAAGCAAGTTCTTCTGATCCTTCTACCGCCCCTTGCTTTACAAGGTTCTTTGCAAAATTGCGAAACTGTTTTGGATTTGTTGTTTTTAACGCCTCAAAACTATCCAGTGAAAACTTTTCGCTTGCCCACTCTGCCAAACCGGCTCCCAATCCGGTAATCAAAGACTGTCCGGCACTTCCTGTTCTCTCATAGGTGTCCATGTACGATTGATTTGCCGCATTTGCTCCCATCAACGCACTAGCTGCCCCACCTGCTAACTTGGTTCCCTTAAATCCTTTCGTCACAAGAATATCCGCAGCAGAATCAACCGTGGACATTCCGGCGTTATAGACAAACTTACCAATATCATTATCAATACCTTCGGATACTGTCTGTCTTACATTGTTCGTATAAGAACTGTATGGGTGGCTGGCATGATTAATGGGATAAGACTTATCTGATGATAGGTTTTTAACCGCATGATTTACATCCTCTGCAAGTTCCAACGGTGAAAGCAAGTTTGACCCCACACTTAACGCACTGGATACTACCGGATGTTCGTCTGCTATTTTTTTTATACCTTCATCCCATACCTCCTGTTCTTTATTATCAGTGTTAATGTTCTCGCTATCGATAATGTAATCTACATCAATTCCTTTTTCTTTTAATTCCTTTAACCTAGGAAATTTTTCATATGCTTGTGACAAAAACCCCGGAATGATACTTGCTTCCAGTTTGCCCTGTATCGTCGGCACTAAATTGTTTACTAAATGTTTTTTATCTGCACTGTATTTTCTTTTCTCTACCCACACATAATCTGCTGCCTTTTTTACTAACTGCTTATCGGCATCCCCCAGCTTGTCATATTCATGCTCCAGTTCTACTCGTGGCTGATTACTTTCCAGTTCTGACATATACTCGACATTATCCTGGTACTTATTCCACAAACTGGTGTATTCCTTGTAATCTTCCCACGATACACCTTTTTTCCCTAACTTTTCCTCAAAATCTTTTGGCTGAACTTTTTCCCATTCTCCCGAAAATCCCCGTTTAAACAAACCACTATCCGCGATTTTTGACTTAAACAAGTCTTTATTTTTCTTCGCATTTGCAAGCGCAGTTTGAATTTCATCATAGTTCATTTGTGATGGATTTCTGTATGTATTACCAGATGAAGTCCGAAATAACTGGTTTGTCTTTTCCGCATTATTATTGCGAACATTACTTCCATTTGTGCTCTGCTGTTCTCTCTGCTTTCTTCTCTGCTGTTCCTGTTTTTCCCTTTGTTCCCGTCTCGGAATTTCCGACAGCATATTATTTTCTGCCTTTGCTGCATTGCGAATCAGCGTATTGGTTCTCTTATACTTTTCGCTGTTCTTTTGCGTTCTTTCTTTAATTTCTACTGCTTTCTCTGCCAATCGACGATAGCGGGATTCTGACTGATTCGTATAGTCGGTATCCGAATACTTTTTATCCTCACCATAATAAGAATCAGCCTTTGCTCTGGTCTCACTGGCTATTTTTTGTCCCTGCATATCTCTTTCATACAACTTGTCCTGGCTCTCAAAATAATTTGATATAATACTCCCGGAACCGGATGCATGATTATTCTGTTTCTTTTTCTTATTTGCCATAATATATATTCTCCTTACTTTTTCTTTTTGCTTTTCTTTGAGGACTGTTTCTTTTTGTTTTTATTCACCTGTTTTTCCAAATAGTCATTGTAAGAGCCTACTGTCTGTAACTCCCTGCTGCTAGGCAGATTTCGCATAAAATCAACATAGGATAATGTAGTCTTCGCATCTGCTCCGGCCGCCACTGCACTGTCATAGGTTGGATATTTGCTTAACCCTCTCGTAGTAGTTCCATCAGATGTTATATATGTCGGTAAATCTTTTGCTGTATATCCCAATAAAACACTCCATACATAATTGCTTTGATCAGCAGATAACACGCCACTCTTTTCCATATTGTTCAAATATTCTGCGATACCCTGCGTGTCATTGTTCTTAGCCAATTCCTTAACCTTCGACTTAATATCCGTTGGAATCTTAATCCCACTGGTTGAAGATGCCCCTTTGCCCGACGCACTTCGTTTACTAGCGGATGCAGCAGCGGCCTTAGCTTTTTTTGATAACTGGTAATCCTTATTCTGCCAGTAATTGGATGCGTTCTGCTGCTGTCTCCACTGGCTGTTGCCATTTTGCTGTTCATACTTCCACTGCTGATTAGATACATTCGCAGTATAGTTGTTAAAATCGTTATTATATGCCGCATCATATCGATTCGCATAATAGTTTCTGTCATCCTGCCAATCGCCAACCTTGTCCCGATACTTCGCATAATCACTTTCGTCAAGTCCCTGATACATGGACAAGTCGGATCTCTGATTATCCAAATCCGTCTGATAACGGTTGTACGCTGCCTCGTACAAACTAGGAATTATATTATTCAAGGCTGACATGTTTTCCTGATACGCAAGGTTGCCGGCCGTAGCCGCATAAGAGTTTCCATATCCTCCGGACAACGCGGCCGCCTGCGCCGTTGCATTCTGCATCCCTAACTGTGCCTGCCTCTGATACTGGTCCTTATAATTCTGATACAAAGCATCCTTTGTATAGTCATAGGAAAAACCTTTGCGATTTGCAATCGCATCCGCCAATCCGGTTATCTGTGTTCCATACTTACTGGTATAAGCTGCCGGCCTTGCCTTCTCCGTCTTTTGCAACGTACTCTTTGCGGCGTTTACTGCTTTCGATGGCGTATAAGACTTTATTGTCGGTGTCTTCACAGTTGTTGCTTTGGTGATTGTTATTTTACTGCTACTGCTCTTCTTTTTCGCCATAATCCTCATCCTCCTCTTCTATGATGGGTTCCTCTACCACCGGTTCCGAACCCCATATTGCAAACACGGCATTTACCACATTTTCTGTCTGCTCCTTCAACAATTCTTCTCTTCCGGATACGGAATTGAGATAGGTTCGTCTATGATTCTCTCCAACCTGAGATTTCACTTCTCCATCAATTAGTACCTTTCTTGTTAAGATGCTCACACTCTCTGTCGACAACATATCTACCGTTTTTTCTTCGTTAATTTCCATTTCAATACCTCCTCGTTAAGCCTTTTTATACCAACCATATACATACCAACTGTCATATGTTTTTCCAGACGCGTATGCCCCATTTTTAACATAATAGGAACTGCTGCCACTAATTTCATTAAATGGAGCATTTGTTCCACTACTACCTGAAACAACACCAATCGGATAAACCTGAGATGGCCGATTATGATTAGGTTCATATGGCAGTCCACTGATATGGTGACAGGCATAACTGCTGGTTGTCAGTATCATAGCCTCAACGAAAACAATATTTCCAACTCTATAATAATTTCCCATAGCCGCTGCAATTGACGTTTTAATCTCATTACTTGTTGTGTTAAATAATCTAGGCGTCCACTGTCCTTCTTCATAACTCATTCCGGCATCACCTTTTTCTCCCTTTTCACCTTGGTCGCCTTTCTCACCACGAGATGGTTTTCCAGTATCCAAAGTATCTAAATACCAATTTCCATTATCACCTATCGTCGGCGTAATTCCATTCTCGCCATCTTCCCCCGGCTCCCCCTTTAACTCTCCGCTATTTAATTTCTTTACCATATTGTCTGCAATCTCTTTTGCTTCCTTTGCCATCTTTACAGTTTCCTGCACTTGACTAAATTTCTTTTCTGTCTCAGAAGTCATATTATCCAGTTCAAGATTATTTAAGATATAACTTAAATTATCTATCAGACGTATTATCCATGAATTCAACTTCTGAATATTTTTTCCATCCATACCATCTAATTGGATAGGGTCAAATTGCAACGTGGCCATTAATATCCCCCCTGTTCCAAAACTTTGGAAATGCTGTAAACCCTTGCATCCCCTTTCCCTCTTAACCGGATTCTCATATGATCACATCGAATCGGAAATATGGGTATTTCAAAACTCCGCATTGTTACAAAAGATGGAGTATCTCTCCTACTTTGTTCATATTTAGACTCCATATGTGCAGCCTCCTCCCATACTCCACAGGAATCATACATTACATCTACATCTAATTCTGAATCTAACGGCAAAGACAACCTCAAACATATTTTTGATATATACTTGTTATTGGGATAGCTTATCCCTATCAAGCCGGTTTCCGCACTCCACTCAAGTATTGTTTCCAGTCCTTCCTCTGTCGTGTAATCCCTTGATGTAATCTCCATTACTTTTCTATCATTCATATAAAGCAAAGCCCCATCCAGGTTTACGAATTTATCCATACTGCATAAAGATGTCTCATCCTCTTTGTGCCACATTCCTTTGCTCGAATCATACACAAGTGTCTCGTAACGAGTCGTGCGTATATTTTTCCCGTGCATATAGTATTTTGCCCCCAGTGCACCTGCCCTTACCTTTTCGTAGCGTTCTCCACCTAATGCTGCACTAATTGATACCGGAGTACTTCCGTCATACGCACACACATCCTCGCGTGATTTGTAATACAATATTTCATTCACAAGCACCAGACTTTCCGAACATCCCTTTTGCACACCACGGCATCGCTGCGTATTAATCTGATAATTTGCCGGATAAGAACCGTATACCTTATGAATACAATCCTCTTTGAAAAACAAAACTTGTCCGCCGTATGCTGTACATCCGGTAAATTCTCCATCACTGCCGACCGTTGCCGCATATGAATCTGCCGCAGTACCCAGATAAGAATACCAATTTGTCATATCTCCCTGCTTACAACAGTAAATTTCATGTTTCTCCGAAGAACACCCCCATATACGGTTATCACTTTCACACACATAATCCATATCCGGAACACTACGCTTCAATGTAATTACTCCAGTTTGTGTTGTATTATTGGTAAGCAGAGCCGTTACAATGATGAAATCATCCTTTTTATCCCAGATTGCCATATCCTGATTAAACGTATCAGAAATGCTTCCCGTCACACCCTCAATCTTCACTACGTCATATTTTTCAAACGGCTTTCCTATGCCGGGGTTTGATATTTTAGTATAGCTTGTAGCCACTGCCGTCCACTGGTTTTCAGATTCACTCCACAACTTCAATGCATTTGGTGTTGTCCCCGTATCCATCCAGTAAATGGCACCATTAGAGCATGTAGTTATCTTTGTCCAGGTAGTCGTATACTTTTTAATCACATGCGGTGTCGATGATGTATCCAGCCACAAATCATCTGCCTTCGGTGATTGAGGTGCCACTGTTCCAATAGACGGTGCCTTTGTAATAGGGGTAATATCTGCCCCATCCAGCGTACACATGGAAAATGTTACCGTTCCTGCCGTTGCCTTTGATGCCTCCATATCTTTAAGCGTCTTGTCATTTGTATTAAATATCTTTTTGTCCGGCCAAATAGCCACATACGCCCCCATACCACACATTACTTTGGGATTTTTCGCAAGCTGACCAATAATCTGCCAATCGTTCATTTCTTTGTCTGTATATACTAAGTTGCCATCCTCCACAAGCAAAATTCCGTTCTTCGCATACATTCCATAGATTTCTCCGGTACGAAACAGCATTTTCCTCTTTCTTCTGGGTGCCAGTGCCGGGTAATAATCGGATGTCATGTTCTTCTCCATATAAAATTCATTTTCCCCACAATTCATGGTATGGTTGTACCCGCCAAAAGCAGATATCATATCCCTTGTTGTTTCCATTTCTGTAGCTGGTGTTATTGTCAAGGTTACACCCCCGTTCTTTTTGGCTGCATTGGCATATGATTCCGAATATACCAGTTCTTAAAATCCTGATATCCATTACTGAATACCGCAATCTGGTTATTGTACATTCCCATATCACGGTTATAAAAGTCGATTTGAGCCATCAAATAATCAACGTACACTTTCGCGTAGGTATCCGGTATTAATAGGTCTTCATTCATATGTTCTTCATCATATCCATCAAATACAACGTCCACATTTTCTTCATACCTGCTAATTACCTCATCATAAACTTGTCCATCAAGTATCGATAACCATTCAATTTTTTCCATGTCCGAAAATCGGTTTGGTCTTAACCGGTCTGCTTTTTCAATTGCTTCCTGCACTCTCAACTTTCTCACCTCAACCTAAAAAAAGCGGGGAAGGTCACTGCTTCCCCGCAACTTTCCTCTTATCAGGGGAACTAATTGCTTTCATTTTTTGCTACTAACTCAGAAATCTTTGTTTCTGTTTCCTCGTCTGCTTTTTCAGAATTACGCAATACCTCAGCCACATAATATGGCACCTCAACTTCCACTCCGCGCTGAATGCGGAATGTAGTTCCGTTTACAACTACGGTAACGTCTTCCGAATATTTATCCTTGTCTTTAAACAATTTAATCTTAACCAAACGCGTAATATCGTCCTTTTTTGCTGTTGCCATGATTCTTCCTCCTTTTTCAAATGGGTTCCCCTCAAAAAGAGAACCCATCCTCTTAGTTTGCTGTTACTGTGCCGGCTTTAAAACCACACGACTCAATACGAATCATGTACTGTTCCACCAGACGCTCTGCCGTCTTAATAGCTTTCCAGCCAACCGTTGAACGCTGATTCAACGGGTCTTCTCCCGAACCCAGCTGTTTGACAATATGCTGTAATCCGCCACCTTCTACTTCGGTTACACCGTAGGCGTGTGCTGCAATTACCATTGTGCAGTAAACCGCCAAACCTTCCGGACAGGTTTCGTCTTTCAGAATTTTGGCTTCTGAATTCTCTACGAAACGAATATTTCCAATGCGTCCGATTTCACCCTTCCACATCTTATCCGGTGTCGTGTACTTATTCCATTCCTCAAATCCCTTTGATGTTTTCACATCATAAGCAGCGTTCGGATGAATAACACATACAAAGGCATCCTCTATTGTTTCCGCGTTTACACTTCCAAGATAGGCTGCTGCCTGCAAAAAGATATCTACATTCAATTTGCAGGTTCCATCCAATGTCTTTCTTGTAAGGACCTCTGTGCCGTCCGATTTAGGTGCATACATTACATTGGTGCCACCGCTAATTACATCACGCGTAATGGTATCTAACGTACGTCCAGCCTGCGAACCACTTAACTTTGTAGCCTGCACCACATTGTTATCAATTGCTGTGAGTTCCAGCACATCCGTAAGAGTGATATAATCACCGTACTGCTGTACCTCGGATTTAACCGTGGTCACCTTCATCTTACTACCATCCGGTGTCACGCCTTCCTGCAAAGGTTTCGTGTTCTTCGGTAACGAATCATACTTTCTAAATTCGATTACCTTACCACCGTTTTTCGGAATTGGATATTTATCACCAAACTGGTCAAACACCAATTTTGGCTCTGCCATCGTAATCAGAGATTTTTCATAAAACTCTTTCATCTGGGCGGTCATTCCCGAGTCACTTGTCGTATTTGGGTTTAAATTTCCTGCAAACATCTGCAGGGACATTCGTTTTGTCAATTTTCTTGCTCTGTTCATTTTGCTTACCTCCATTCTGCACATCGGTCAGAATGTAATTTTCTCACCGCGTGCGGCTCTTTTTGATAACTCATCGATATCTTTTGCTGTCAACTTACTTATGTCAATTTTCTGTTCTACCGGCTTTGAAGAAGTATTTGTTCCATTCTCAGCCGGACGCAAGCCTTTCGCGCGAATACCATCCGTCACGCGCTCCGCTGTTTTAGCTGATGCCATCTGCATAGCTCCTCGCATGATTTCATCGTGATGCGCTACTTCGTACGCCGTTCTTACATCAATGCCATTCTGCAGCAACTGCAGGAAGTCTTTATTCTCAACCTCCTCATCAAAGCTAAAATCCGGATAAATTTCCTTTAATGCGTCTGCCTCTGACATCCACTTGCTATACGTTTCATCTGCCTGACGAATTCTCTGCGTCTCCTCAGCCGCCCGTCTGAATTCTTCATTCTGTTTTTCCAAACGATAGAATTCACGATACTGTTCCGTGGACATTCCCTTTGCCATGGCACGCTCTTCGAACATGGAATCATCCTCTTCCAATGCCCTTAACATGTCATCCGCATCTGCGGTCTTGTCTAATCCATACCGCTGTGCCACAAAATCAAGGACTTTCTGCGATGATGATAACCGCTCTTCCATTTCCTTGGTCTGCTTAAATCTGTCGTTAATTACTTTCTGAACACTCTGGTTATATTCATTTTTGAACTCCCCTTTAATCATGTTCTTCCACTTGGTTCCTCTGTCCTCTGTACTTTCCTCACCGGTGTCTGTCTGTACCTGGACAGTCTGCTGGTCACTCTGACCCTCTAAGCCAGTCTCAACCGCTGCGCCTCCTGCTTCTCCTGCGCCCTCTGCAAACAACTGCAAATAAATTTTGTTTTTCATAGGTTTCATTCCTCCATCGTCTTTCCGAAGTGTCGCTACCATCGTCTTTCCGAAGTGCCAGTGATTTTCACATCACTACCATATCACGGTTTAAATTTTGTTTACCCCCAAACTCCCATGGTTTTTGAAATTAAAATTTTTATGTACTCCGGATACTGTTCTTCCAGAGCAAGCAAAGCATCTACAACCATACCAAACACGATGTTCGCTCGTAACTTACTTCTGTACGCCGTATGAATCATAGCAAGTCCGCTCTTGACTTCCACCTGCTGCCCCGGATACATTTCTTCATGATTTTCAATTTCGTTTGCCAGCATACCAACAATTACGGATACTGCAGCACATACAATATCCTTCCCATGTTCCGCATAACCGGCATGTCCCACTACATTCAATTCAAATTTTTCTTTTGACCACTCAATTTGTATACTTAACATACTAATACTCCTATACACTCGCCATACTGCTTGCCTGCTCTTTTGCTCCATCCAAACGCTCACTCTTTGTCATGGCTCCACCTAAGGAATCATTTTTCATTGTCTGTTTAGAATCCTGCCCCGGAGGATTTGGGTCACCACCATTTACGACCTCCTGCCCCTGCATTCCAGTCATCTGCATCAATTGCTGTACCTGCTGCTGCAGTGCCATCAACTGCTGGTACATGGTTCCATTATCCTGTATTTTCATAATAATTTTTTCTTTGCCCTCAAACTCCATCATATCAAGGCATGCCAACGAGGCATCCGCATTTCCTGGAGCAAAAAATCCTTTATCATAAAACTGGAGAGCGAGTTCGTTCTGCGCCATTCGTGAGTAAGTTGATTTCTTGGCCGCCGATACAGTAACATCAAAGATAGGCAGTCTCTCTCCTACTTCAACGCCCATCTCTTCTCCACCATCCTGCGGAATCATACCACCGTTATCAAAGGTCGCAAATTGCTGTTCTCCTTTTTCGCCCAGTATGCGAAATTTACGTGGTTCATCGTAAAACTGACGTATCAGTTCAATAACCATGTAACATTCTTCCATATATGCCCGATAGGTTCCTCGAATCATATCACGCGACAACTTACTTCCTGCCTCCTGCAAGGCGGCAATTGCCGTAGCAGCAGTAACACCACTTTGTGTACTTCCCTGCGAGAAGTCACGGTTACCTGATGTTTCTTTCAATTCGTTTATCTTTTCCTCTTTTACGTTGATACACTGTGTTGGCGGAACCACTGGCTGCATTGGTTGAATATCATCCGGATTTCCGGTGTAGTGTACGACTTCCTTAGTCCAGTCGTTAAATTCATTCTCATTGATTCCTCCCGTGTCTTTTGAGAGGTATCTGGCTTTGCTTGCCTTGATAGCAGAATCCAATATTACCTGGTCTAATTTGTCAATATAAAGCTGTGGGTCTTTCATGATATCTATGTAACCAAATCCCACTGGTGTCCCCTCTTCCGGGAACATAACGTCAAACACATACGGATACATCCCATGGTCATAATATCCTCTTTCTACATACTCCAGGTCATTTTCGGATGCATACAGAATTTTGTCATTTACGAATTTGCAGTAATGCAGTATATCCTTTGTTCCATTGTCTTTTTTGTAGTACCAATCTACAACATACGATTTCTCCGAAGTGTCGACATTTTCCGCGTTGATATATTTAGTTAGTACGATGTCACTTCCCGTCAAATCAATATCCGGATAACGCTGTTTTAAAATTTCGTTATCCATCAATTCCACATGGAAAAGGTTTGCAGATTCCTGAATCTTGTTAATACCCGGTTCCCAAAACAAATTCAGTATATCTATTTTGGCAATGTTGATATCACCAACGCCATTGTTCTTACGCGAATCCCATACTATCTTTTTCACACTGGCTCCCTGTTTCAGTTTGTACCATGCACAATCGTTATACGTTTCTTCGTATCGATTGTATTCAAGAACTACCGGCAGAATGGAGGTCAGTGTTTTCGCCGTCTGTTCATCGGATGACTCACGTGCCAGTACGGTAGGTTCCGGGAAGTTGTCCATCATATCCGCATGCTTGTTATTAATCGAGTTGTGCAGCCACGCAGAAACCGGCTCTGTCATTCCTTTCTTTTTTTTCTTCTCCTCCGATTCAACAATTCGCCAATGGCGTAATTTCCACCATTCTTCATTGGCTCTTATTTTTCTATCGAACCGGTCTTTCCCCTCTTTGTATTTCTTTAGGGTTTCCGCCGCTTTTCTCACATCATCCTCTGTCAGATTTGTGAGTTTTTCTTTCTCATACTGTTGCATTTCCTCTTGTGTGTTTGGTTCTCCGGCACTTCCATCCAATTCTGCCTGCGGTGTCGACTTTTCGACACTTTCAGGCATAGGTGTCCTCTGCTCTTCCATCTCTTTTTCTTTCTTTTGTGCAAATAATTGTAAATTCATATTCTGCCTCCTAAATCATATAAAATTCATATCTGTTTGCATCTTCATTTGATGTTGTCCTTTGATTCAAAGGATCATCCCCTATATGGTCACGCTCCAGCACATTTTTCCTTGGGGATATTGGATTATCCATAAGCACATACCTGCATTCGTCGTAAATATGGTCTTCCTGTGTAGTATCAATATCTTCCACATCACTCTCGCTATACACGAGTGCCGGGATTGTTCGGATAAAGTGTTTACATGTATCAAATACCTGGAACATGGTATCTCCATCTTCATCAAATGCCATCCGGTAATGATACTGCATCTTTCCGGCAAGCCTTGCATTATCGCCAGGACTAAAGAGAATGTTGTTTGGGTGTTTCTCCATCATTTCCGCAATGGATTCACCACGTGAGCAATCCCATATGGACGGGTCTGCGATGCCTATTATCTTTCTGCCTTTGAGGTTTGGGTCCTCATTTTCAATTTCCCTAATGTGTTTTGCCTGCTGAGTTGGGTCTAACTCCAGTCCCACATTGGGTTCACCGGTGCACCCATAATACTCGCGGATTCGATAAATCTTCCCGTTTTCATCCGCCGCATACCATCCAACGCTAAAAGGCTTGGCGAACCCATAGTCATATCCACGCCATATACGCCAATAGGATGGTATTCTGAACGGCTCTATAACGTGAGTCCACTTTCTGTCCTTATAGTGTTCCGGGTCATTTCTCCACTCTTTGAATACTTGTCCGGAAAAACTGTCCCACGAACCATACAATAATGCTTTACGCTCTGCCTCCGGCAGCATGGCAAGATTGTCCAAATAATAGGGGTCATTCTCTAGTAATTTTTTGTTATCAAATACCGATGATGGGATAAAGATTCTCTTTCGTTTCACCTGAATCTTTTTTCCGTCCGGGTCAAGAATTGTCCGTTCTTCGGTAATCGGTGTTTCTGGCGGTGCCGCTGTAATAAACCGGTCTTTCACCCATGCATGGCCAACACCGCCCGGATTGGCAGTTGCTCTCATGTATACACGTGTTCCCGGTCCGCTTGGACGGTTACGTGAAAACATATATGAGTATTCTTCCCAGGTAAAATGCGTCAGCTCATCAAAACCGATAAAATCATACGCAAGTCCCTGATAATTTAATCTGTCTTTCGTATGCTGCATGGTACCAAAAAAGATTTTCGCTCCAGACGGAAACGTCCATTTCTTATCTGTCACATTGTATTTCGCCTGTGGTACCACCGCTTTATACAATTCGTTAGAACGTAATATCAACTCTTGAAGCTGAGGATATGTCTTACGAAAGATAATACCTTTATAGTTTGGCACCTTAATCTGTCGCATTGCTTCACACAACATGGCATCCGATTTCCCCCCTCCTGCTGCCCCGCCATACAAACATTCATACTCCGGACGACACATAAAAGCACTCTGGCGTGGCTGTGGCGACCAAACGATTTTACTCATCCTCTGCCGCCTCCTTAACCGGAGTAAGTATCATTACACCTACACCATCCTCTTCGGTCTCAATCTTGTTCTCAACTTTTTCTCGCCACTTATCCGGTTTGCGGTTCTTCAACCAAAACACCTGTGCTCCCAGTTCCGGCGGATAATAAACCTCCTGGTCTACCATCACTACCTCTTCGCGCTCACACTTACGTTTTCCGTTTTCGTATTCCACTTTTTTCACCTTAAAAGGCTTTTTCTCAACCCTGGTAAAACCAACCGCTTTTTTAAACAATTCATTCTCTACTTGTGCATCTGAAACTTCCCTCCCTTTTTTTAGGCGTTCAGAAAGTTCAGAATGTTCTTGCATGTATTTGTATAATGTTGTTTTGCTAATCCCCAGTTTTTCGGCTATTTGCGACATTACAAGACCGTCTCTTGTCCATCCCTCAATCGATTCCAAATAGGGTTCAACTTTTACGCTATATTGACTTTTTGCCATATCTGATACCCCCTTTTGGTCAGAATAACAAAATCTATGCTATCTTTCCCCCCTAGTTCCCATACAAAAAAGGCACCTGCCATTGACAGATGCCTCTCTCTCTTTCATTATTTTATTTTGTAAAATCCACTAATGTACCACGAAGCTGGGGTTGTTCCAGCGTTATAATCGTTATTATACAGCTCATTTTCTGTATCACTTTCACTTATTTTGTTTAACGAAGATACCTTAAAATTCTCCCCATTTACTACTGCTACCGGACATAACATGGTTGGTCTATCTGAATTCGGTGCAAATGGCAGTCCGCCTATTTTATAACAAGCATAATTACTTGATGTTATTATCATTCCCTCAATCCACACATAATCACCATGCCGGATATAAGAACCATATTGAGCTAATACTGTATTGGTTGGTGCAACTGTACTAGGTGTAACATATAGAACCGGCGTCCACGTTCCCCTCTGTTCTAATTCTTCCAATGCCGTTATACGACGATTAGTAGATAAGTCGCTCTCTATGTATTCCATATGCACTACTTCAACTACATCTTCAGCATTGCTCTCACATATCAATACAGGCATTCCTTTTCCTGATTCAACTCTTAATATAACATCATTCTCCGCATCATCCACCGGATACAACCGCTCTACGGATACACCATAATCTTCATTGACATCTTTCTGCACATGCCATACATAAACTTTCTGATTTGTCGTTGCATATATGGCATATTGTACTCCTTGATACGGATAACTGCTATCAATAAATGGTGCTAATGAGCTTGAACGGGTATCTCCTTTTTCTTGAATTTTGAAATAGCTGCTTTCTAAAACTTTTTCCACGCGCATGGTACCGGCAAACTGCAATACCACTTGATTTTTCCACGTACTACTTTGTCCTTCAAAAGCCCCCACTTTTGTATCTACCCAGCCTTGTCCGTCATAATACTGGAACAGTCCATCATGTACACGCAATCCATGCGCCCCGTCACTGGAATGTGTTTCATGCAAACAATGCTCATGCATGGTGTCATTTACAATTTCTTTGTAGTTTTCAACTGCTGCCTCGTATTCATTCACCTTAGCCACCATCTCTTTCAATGTATCCTGCATTTTCTGATAAATCGAAAGATAATCCGAACCGCCTTGGTACCTTACGGATTCCTCAACACGAACCACGCAAGTATCTGTTGTTATCCTGTCTGTCTTAGCTCCCGCATAGCATCCAACAGTAAAATATTCCTGCATCATCACTTTGTATGGCACTTCACATTTGCTATCTTCAATCAGAACCGGATAATTTTTTCCATTTGCCGTAAATACCGCTATTTGAATCAATCCATCCCATTCTGTTGGCAGGGAAAACTTTGCCTGCACATACTCTCTCGTATTTCCAACTAAATCCGAAATTGCTTCTGTGCATTCAATATGCTGACCAGTTACTTCAAAACTTATCGTTCTCATCTTCTCAACTCCTTTTTCTTTTAAGCATATCAATCATTCCTTCTGATTTCTCCCCTAGTTCCCATAACTTTCATCCAGCATCTTACCATGCTTGCACCTTTCACAATTTTTATAGCAATGCTTTTCTTGAAAATCGAATTTATCCTGCTCCGTCCGGAATCGTGTGCCGCATATAGTATGTTCTTCTAATCCCTCACACGTTATCATCTTTTCACTTTCCCGGATATAGTACGCGCACTCTGTCCGGTATATTCCCGGACCATAGTATCCTGCCATTCACTCACTCCTGTCCTGCTGCCCTTATTCTGTTTTATCTCCCTCCTGCAAAAGCAAGAGGGAGACTTCTTTTACCATTTACCTTGAAATGTTCTTTCCAATATTGTTTTCTGTTCCATCAAATCTTCGTCCTTATCCCAGCCTCTTGGAAATAATCCGATTAACGATGTATTGTTTCGCCATAATAGTATTTTCCCAGACTCCTCTATCCTATATGGTCCTTCAACCTCCATGTCATCTGATGTTTTCGCACTTTCATCTATCATGTTGTACAATCCTTCATTGATTGGTGTCAATTCAGAGCCATTTGTCAGAAATCTGCTAATTACCCCAAACTTTGGTTCCTCAATAAGCAGATTGGTTTCTTCCAGATATTCGTCCGGTTCTTTTTCGGCTAAAAGAATCTTCATCTCGTCTGGTACCAACTGCTGCCGTGATTCATTTTTATGTATTCGGACATATTCATCCCGTGGCAAATCTCCAATAAGTTCAACAAGAGCCGCTTTTTCAGCATTAGGAAAAAATTGTTCTTGAACGGCCACAAACCAATAGCCCCCAACAATGTAATACACTTTTGCCTTTTCACTGTGTCCGACACTCAAATTGTCATTTTTATAGGCTTCCTTTAAAAGTTTCTTAAATATACTCGTTTTAATAAACATAATCTATAACCTCCTTTATTCATCGATGTAGGTTGCCGCCATGTCGGCAAGATGCAAATATACAGCCAATTTTGATCGTTTGTATGCCGCATTTATATCCCGGCTTCCACCTCTAACCGCATCGTCAAAGGCTCCCATGTGCCATCGGATAGCAAGGATTTCTTCATCGGTCAGATTCATAAAACGCTGAATGAGGAAAATAGATTTTTCGCCATGCCCCGCCGGGAAAGATTTAGTATTGTATTCGTATGCTATTTTCTCCTTTTCAAGCTGTGGCTTATACAAATCCACTTTACATACATCGTGCAGCAATCCAACAATAGCAATTGTTTCTTTTGTATATCCTTGAAGCACCTCTTTTTTCATCAAACGATTCATAACATTTACAGAGTGCTCCGCCAAGCCCCCTTCATAACTTCCATGATATTTTGTGCTCGCAGGTGCCTCTAAGAACCCTTTATCAACAAGATAACCTAAGAGCTTGTCCGCTCCTCTTCTTTTGATATGTTTTTTGTATAATTTTACAAATTCATTTTTCATTTTGATTCCTCCTTGGTTGGCATTTCATCACAGCAAACTGGATGTAATTTTCTCAAAAGTGCATCATATCCGTCAATTACATATTTCGCCGAAACCTCATAGCACTTAATTCTGTACTTTGAAGCTGTTTCTTTTTCGATAAGGCAACCATTCCAATCGTACGCCTCCCTAATACCAATAAATACATCTGCCTGTGCCAGCTTTTTAAGGCTTTCTCCTAAATACCACACCGCTTGGTTATTGCTCTTTGGTGGATTATCTTCTATGTGACTGTCAATCAGTTCCAGTTCTTCTCCCTCGTAAATCTCTGCGATTTTCTTCATCTTCTGAATGCTTTCTTTGATTTCTTTTTCTGTTCTGCCTTTCATAGGCACTGATACAAATAATTTTTTCATGTTATTCATCCTTTCTTTTTTATCATCCGGTTTCCCAGTGCGTAATTTGTTAATATTTAATATCAAATCCACCATTTTTATTTACCCAGTCAATAGCTTCGGCATAGGTAACACCATTATTCTTTAGTACATAAAGCAAATTATGAAATTTCGGATGTGTCTTTTTTAATAATTCAAATCTACCTTTTCCTTGCTTTTCTAAATGGCATCCAAAACCACACAAAACACAGCCTGTTCTTTGACATTTTGTTGTTCGCAATAATGCTCTATTGTCGTTGAATATCCCATAATCAAAAAATGATATTTGGTTTTCGCATTGTTTCATAGTGGTATAATCAACAACTACTTCTCCGTAAACAGAACATATAGGTAACTTATTTTTTACTATATACCAAAGTACATCCTGCTCCGTCCAAAATGACATTGGATTACTTTTTGGGTTTTTGCTTTCAAACGAATTGCATCCATGTTTTATCCAATTGCTTTTCCTTAGGTTGCTTTCGCATGCCATAGTTGCAATAATAGGTTTTCTCCCAGTTTGCAATTCATATGTATGAGCAGGATTTTTTTTCATTACCCGACAACACTTATTAGATACATCAAAAGGTGCATTTAACATAAATAAATATCTTGACTTATCATACATAGGACCAAAGTCATCACATTTTAAACCGAATAGCTGTTTAACTCTGACGGGTGCTCTCAATATCTCACTAGGGATATTCCCCGTTCTTAAGTTTTGATAAGCTATATTTTCTTTGTCTTTTCTTCTATCTATTCCAATCAAATCGGCTATTCGATAGGCAAACGGAATAATACTTTTCCCATCTTTCTTTTCTTCTGTAAGTATTGAAATGTATCTTCTACTATCAGAAATGCATTCCGATGTTTCTTTTGAAAATAATGGAAATCCATACTTGCTACATACTTCTGCAAATGAAATTTTCGGTTTCAAAATTTCAAGATTGTCAAATGTCATAGCAAATTGTTTTAATTCTGGATATTGTGTCGGAACATCCACAAATACAAGTGGGATATTCCTATATCCGCAAACCACTCTGACTATGTGTGCCAAAACAGTGCTATCCTTTCCACCGCTAAAACTTACATAAACACCATCTTCACCAAACTGATTTACCCAATCATCTATTCTCCTTTTTGTCATTTGTACTTTATCGTCCAATGACAAGGATTGCATCTGGTAAAGGTCTGTAATTGTATGTCTATTTGCCATGTAATACTGCTTCCTTTCTCTATGTCTCCTCCATTTCTTCAATCCTCCCAAAACAATTCAATAAGTTGCACTTTTTTTTACTGAGGTGGCTGCGCAGACATATATAAAACATGAGTTTTAACAATAGGAGGTGCAACGCCATGAGACAAACATTTATAAAATGGCTTAAGAAATTGGAAGATTTTTATTTTTTCCATATCCGAAAATATTTGAAAAATCCAAAGGTGGAATTCTTTACATATTTTTTATACACACTAGCAGAATCCATTCCATATGTTCCAATTCAAATTCAATGGATTTTAACTTTAATAATTAATCTTCCTTAATTTCTTTATTTGGATAAGTTCTAGCGAATAAACTTCGTTAGAATTTATCCTATGCTTTACCACTCCGGTTCCACATCAGGTGCCTTTGGCATATAGCCATCCTCAATCTCAATTTTTCGCAATGCATATCGCATGCTTATTTCTTTATCATCCCATGCATACGCATAGCCATCTGGAGCAAATGTACTCTTACATTTTCGATTACAGCGGTCTATAATCGTTTGATAACTCATGTAATTCTTTCTTGCCGCTTCCCGCGCTGACGAGTACACTTCTACCACTTCACCATTACAATCTATTTTTGCAACTGGTTGTCGGCGGCTCTTTGCCCCCGTGCGTTTACCCAGTTCACGTTTGCTTATGTATGAAATATTCTGTATATGGTTTTCATATTGACATCCGTTTTTGTGGTATGCCACATGTCCCGGCGGCGGAACTCCTAGAAATGTTTTCGCAATCAACTGCATCACAATTTCTTCTCTGCTCTTTCCATCCCTGGTTAATTTAACAATCATCCTTTGGCTTCCACTCATATGCTTGTGATATGGTCTTAGCAAGCGTGTTTTTCCTGATGGATACACACGCCGAATATTTCCCTCTGTATCCGCTTGATACTTTCCATCATAACCGGGAATGTCCTTCCATGATTCTTTCATGTGCCGCTTTCCTCCTCATAAAACTCGTGACTTCCGTCAACCACCTTTTCTTCCTCCTCATCCTCAAACGACCAGCCATACAGCCGAAGTACCTTATAGCCATCCATTAGAGCCTGACCGTTCTCTTTGTAATATGTTCCGTTATATTTAACCAACTCAGTTTCGTTCATTACTACATTAAGCATCACTAACATCTGTTGAAGTATACTCAGTTTAGCCGCCTTTTGTGATGCTTCCTTTTTTTCTTCCTTTGTACATGCATAAAGAGGTTGTTTGGTAAAGAAACGGCTAAGTTGTGATGGAGCGAGATATGACTGATTCAACACAAGCACACTCCACAATGCATCCTTCACCTTTTCCTCATCCTTTATCGGGGCAATTCTCCCCTCAACAATATCCATCACAAAGAGCCTGCGGCGTTCATCTAACTTTTTCAGAACATCTTTCATGTATTTCCTATTTTCTTTTTTCTCTTTTTCCTTCTGTTCTGCCGGTGTCAGTTTTTTCTTGACTGCCTTTTTCTTCCTAACAATCCTAACTTCATAGCCGACATCGTAATAATAAAGTTTTTCATCCTTCTTATTTTTTAACCGGATACTCTCCGGCACCTCGTCATTCATTCGGAAACTCTTTACCTTCTCCCATTTATTTCCGTATTGTTCCCTTGCATACTGTTTCGGAGCTTCAACCACGCCCAATTCTTTCAGCATTTTAACTATGGCATCAATTTTCTTCTGTCTCTCTTTTTCCCGTATGTACGACTGAACTTTGGCAACTAAATTACGATTGTCCGTGGCTTCACGGAGAATCTTATTCCGTTCTTCCACATCCTTAATACGTTCCAGTTCGTAAAGGTCTTTCAGGGACAGTTGAAAATTCTTATCCTGCTCTTTGTTTTTCAGCTCGTCCTGATCCAGTTTGGCAATGTTCAGCCGATGTTTAATTGTCGTTTTGCTAAAACCAGTCTTATCCGCAATCGTGTCTTCTGTCTCGCCCAAATCAAGCATCATCTGAAATCCCTGCGCCTGCTCCCACACCGTCAGGTCTTCACGCTGCATATTTTCTTCCAGCATGATAGAAACCTGCTCTTTTTTGGATATCTTGCTAACAATCTTGCAAGGGACCGTCTCTATACCTGCCAGTTTGGCTGCTGCCAATCGTCTATGTCCGATTATTACATGAAAATCACTGGACAAAGATTCTGTATCCGCGTCCGGCTGTTCCTCCGGTTCTTCTGTCAAGGCTGGCAAAGGAATTACGGTCAAGTTCTGCATAACGCCCTGCTTCTTGATCGATTCTGCAAGTTCCGTTACATCCCCGACATCTTTTCTCGGATTATCCGGATGTGGGTAAATGTTATTTACGTTTATCATTACAATTTCTTTTCTGTTCTGCATTGTCTCATCCTTTCCACTAATTACTTTTTTCCAACATTCCTTGTGCAATTTCTGCATACGTGAAGGATTCACGTACACTTCCAACTTTGCATAGTGCATGATTTCTATATAGTTTTAAAATTCTGACCGGCACTCTTTTTTCCCGTCCATCTTCTCTTTCTCCCAAAGGTGCCGGCTTATACACATACACCACATCACCTTCCGTTAAATTCATACGTTGTGGTTGCAAATCGCGTTGAAAAAGCACTCCTTCTTTTTGTTTGCGTTCCTTGTGATTCGTCTTCACTTAATCATCTCCTATCCATCGAATCAAATCTTTTAATAACTCAATAACTGCCCTTTTTATATCTTCTTTCATTCATGCTCTCCTTTATCCTCCCGGCTTATAACCGGGAGGTTTTAACATGGCTTGCTTGTCCGTGATATTTAACAAACCAGAGGTGTCATATATAGTTTTTTCCGAAAATCCTCATGAAATCATCATGGGACCCACATTCAGATTCAAATATCTTTTGCCCTGCTGCCTTGATTGCCATATCAACCGTTTTATTTTTATGAACGGCATCCTTTCCGTTTCTGTGGCAACGCTCTCCACAAATATGAATTTTAAGTCCATACTTTTCCGAGAACTTTCGATTTGCTCCACCAAACACATGATGTTCTTCCAAACCACATGGATCCGCTATCCGATTTCTTCCACACAAGTAACATGTGTCCCAATCCATCTGCATAATTGACTTTGCCATCTTTATTCCTCCTTATCGGTCCTCCATTACTGTATACTGTCTTTCTCTCATTCTCTGATGCAAATACTCCGTATACTCATGTTTTGAACACCGTTCTACTTTGACTTGTTCCATCTCTTTTGATTTTTTATAAAATGTTGACCAAAGTTCACTGTATGCGTTTCCATCAGCACTTCCTTTTTTTGCCATATGTTCGGCATACGCATTGTCCAAATGAATTACTACCTGTGCGGACGTGTTCATACACTGTATGGCATCCACTACTGCCCTTGCACTCAATTTTTGGTATGAAATATCATTCCATCCTGCCATATGAGCTTTCGCATATTTTTTTCCGTTTATTTCCGTAACAAGAACAATTCCATAAACTCCATGTCCTCTCGTTACTCTCCCGGTAAACTGGGATGTTATATAAATATCTACTCTCATGATGGCGACCCCCTCCTTCCATCATTCTTAACCAGAATATATCGTAGGAAGTTCCAGCCGGTCAGTTCTGATATACCCGAACACACTGTTCGCTTATCTAGCCAATAACCTTTTCTTGTACCCGGCTCCTCCCGAAAATATCCTCTGTTTTTTACTATTTTCTTTTTTGTCTCCGGCCGAAAAAGATTTTTGCTTCTTGTCCAGGCTCGACCTTTCCCTCCAAGTTCTCTGAAGCGAATGGTATATTTGGCAAAATACTCTGCCAATTTCGAATACTGCCCCGTATCATCTAATGGTCGTATATCAATACGTCCATGTTTCCACGCTTGCCGAATCCACTCTACCGGCACCTGATTCATCACCATATGATGATGCAGTGCACCACGAACTCCAACTTCCGTTACCACTATGTATTTGCATATCTCTTTTTCTTTTTTCATACGCCGACGCAAACGGTCAAGAAATATCTTTCTGTCCCTCTTCGCCTCTTCCACCGTCTCTGCTCGTTTATCTCTTTCATAAGTCAGCGTTATGTGATAATCACCAGGCACGAAATTGGCATTCATTAGAATTGTTAATTCCGTAATGGCTTTTCTTAAATTTATTTTTTTCTGTGATTCCTTGGTGTCCTTCATCTTTTCCGACCGGGTAGCACCAGGTGGATGTATATGTGAAGAGTAACTCCTCTCGTACAAAACAGTTCGTCCTGCTCTTGTCACTTTTTCTATGTATGGCATAAACAATCTTCCTTTACGCTAGAAATAATACCCTTATCGAGTTATAAAAAACGGCTACATTGTCCGTTTTTCTTGCTTTTCAAAGCCATACATGATATACTAAATAGTGTGTTTTAGTTGTATCTGTACAACTTTGAGCGGTCATTTATTTGACCGTTCTTTTTTTACTTGCCGGTTTGCCGGTTCACATGATATTAGGTCCCGTCCACATTCAGAGCACTGTTTTTGATAAGTGCAGCTCCAATAACACTTACCACAAGAACAGGAACAAATATAAAGCGGATCCGTCCGCTTCGTCACACCGTCGGTGTAATATTCTTTCCACATCCTGCTACCTCCAGCATTTTTTCCAAATGCTCCGTTACTTCCTTTACCTTGTTATCCAGTCTCGAAAAAAAGAATCTGTTTTGATATACAAGAGTCTTATTTTGCATTACCGACAATGCCATTACCTGTGTCTCTCCATTGACACATAAGTAAACATCCACTCCCGGCATTTCATTCAGTTCCATCACTTTTTGTAAAAGATTTTCAAACATAATCAAATTCCTCACTTCCATAATTTCTTCCAATTAGCAACTGTAAACAATGCTACCCATACAGCAGAAACCAAAAACAATACAGTTTCCTGTATATGTAAATCTCTTACCGCACACGCAGTCATAATACATATAACCAGGGCGATAATTGTAATGAAGCATATAACGCTCTTTTGTTTTTTCACCTTTCTCACCTCCATCTTTGTAATGCGCATTAGTGGAATGTCAGGGACTTGAACCCTGAACCGCCCGGTTATGAGCCGGATGCTCTGACCATTGAGCTAACATTCCTTAGTAGCGGTGCTGGGTACGTGACAGCTTGTCCGCTACTCCGGCAGATTTCACATTTACGGACCACCTAATCACCGGAAAGGTCGCTTGTCTTGAGTTCGCCCGCCGAATGGGCGAAATGGCACTGCCGGACTCGAACCGGATTAGCTTCCTACCAAATCAGCGCCCACTTTTTCCTCCCGTTTATATCCCAGTTTCCCGGCGAAACGGTCCAATATGGTACCGGATACCTCCAGCCACTCCTCTTTCGTAAGGCTCGATGTAGGCACATAAGCACCACGGATTTTCACATAATTATTTATTTTCATTGACCTCATCACCTCAATTTAATGTATGCTTCTTATTTATTTTGTGTTATCATTGTTCTGCCGAGGTAATGCTTTAGGGTCCAACGAAATGCAGATGGTACTCAGCCATATTCACGAACTGCAGCAGGCTTCTTTATTTTGGACCCTAGAGTATTACCTCGTACTGATTGATTTGCTTTTTCATGCGCAATAATAGATTTAAAATATAAATCTATATAATATTTACGGTTTTGTCGTAATCTAATGGTAAAAAAATAATTCTTGAATACGGAAGTTTGTACAATTCTTCAATTTTCTTTAATATCGGAATATCTGGATATGATTTTCCTCTTTCATAATTTCTTAACGTATCTACACTTATTCCAAGTAACTTTGCCGCATCTTTCTGTTTTAAACCATTTAATTCTCTTGCTGTTTTTAAAGTGTATTTTGACATCATTTCTTCCATCTTTTATCACCTCCTTGCGATTACTATACTACGGATAAACCGTATTGTCAACGGTTTATCCGTAATTTTTTCATTTTTTACAAAAAAAAAACAGACCTAAAAGGCCTGCTTACCTATAATACTCGTTTACAATTGTCTTTTTTTAATCGCGTTGTCGCAAAGCATTAACAAACTGATATGCCGTCAATACAAAAAACAAAAAATATACAATATTGTACCACAAATTATAATTCATAACACAAATAATCGCACCCTCAATCCATAACACTAACCCTATTGTTCCAAATATAACCGGAAATATCTCAGACAATATATAATAAACAACAACTACTACTCCAAATAAAACTATAGAATCAATGAAATAGTCAAAGACCGTAATTATTGGTAAAAGAGCTTTTACTATTGAAAATAATACCAAAACAACAGTCATTACCCCATTAATAAATGATTTTGTCATAATTTCAATCTCCCTTCATCATTTTAAAGTATATATGACTAATTACCTGATGTCAAATGATTTTACCGTATTTTTTTACATAATACTTGATTTTATTACGGTTATATCGTATAATTACCATACATTTTATATTAGTGAGGTGATTACTATGACAGAATTGGGTAATAAGGAGATTATGTCAAGAAATATAAAATACTACATGGCACGTTACAATAAATCTCGTTCAGATATGTGTAAAGCACTTGGCGTAAAATATACGACTTTTTGTGATTGGGTTAATGCAAAAACATATCCTAGAATTGATAAAATAGAACTAATGGCAAACTATTTTGGCATTTCAAAATCCGATCTTGTTGAAAATCACGAAGACGAAGAGCAGCCAACCTACTACCTCGACGAAGACGCAAGAGAAGCTGCCGACTTTCTTCACAAAAATCCTGAATACAAAGTTTTGTTTGACGCTTCACGCAATATTAGTAAAGAGGATATCGAATTTGTTGCAAAAATGTTAGATAAGTTTAGAAAATAATGGGGGATGATATTATTAAAATGCGGGACGATGTGCAGGTACTTTTCTTAAAACTGCCAAATCATATCAAAGAATTTGTTACTATGAATCCAGATATGTCTTATACTATCGTATTGAATGTAAACCATTCGCACGAGACACATCTAGAAGCCTATGCTCATGCACTACAGCATATTGAAGAACACGATTTTGATAATTGTGCTTCTGCCGATACGATTGAGTATTTTGCTCACATACGCTAGTATAAACAAACTTTTATTGGGAGGTTTTACTATGGATAATGACAATAAAGAACCACAATCACTTTTTGATAATAAGGTGATATAGTAACTGAAAACAGACAAAAATACTGTAATATAAAAAAAGAGAATCTATCAACCACAATAAAATCAGACATATTACTTGATTTTATTACATATATGTTATACAATAAAGGAGCTTAAATGACAAAAGACGAATTACTGACACAATTAGCAAATTTTTTAGAAACCTACAAAGACTGTAATTATATCTTCCATAAGGAGTTTATTAAAGAACTTGTAAATATTGCAACTAGTGTTAGTTATCAAGATGTATTTTTAAGCCAACTAGTAACAATACTACGTAATGTTCGTGAGTACAAACACAGAATATACACTATCGACAGCCATGAGCATTTAAAATGGAAAAACACTTCTTTATACTCATTACACATGCAAAGTAAAAACTACAATATTCGTTTATTAATTAGTTTTGATGATGATAAGAATCCTTTATTCTTATCTGCTTTTTATGAACGTAGTGGTAAAAAGAAAACCGGATATGAAGCTTATACGCCAACCGCAAATGCTCGTCGAAATGAAATGCTAGGGAGATGATACTATGAATAAAAATGTATGTGCAACACTAGGTGATTTATTTGACGCTTTAAAAGACAACATTAATGTAGAAGATATAATTTATGCAAAAACAACTTCACAAATTGTATCTTCACTTGTCAGAGAGCGATTCAAAAGACGAATGACACAACAAGATTTTGCTAATAAATTATGTGTCAAACAAAGCATGATTTCACGTTGGGAAAGTGGTAACAGCAATTTTACTGTAAAAACATTATCTAAAATTGCAGCGGATTTAGATTTGGATTTATATGTTAACCTTGTTCCTCACAAGGAAATCCAATTTAAGCAAACTGAACACTACCAAAAACTGAATCCAACTCACCCCACTAGTTATAGTGGTACTTTAATCAGTCCTGCTAAACAACATTATATATATGCTAGCACAAACAATACACATAAAACATTTAAGGAGGTTGCAACCAAATGGTAAATTATGTAAATTCCTATTCAATTGCGTCCGATGCTGATCACGAAACCTTGGTAATTAATTTTCTCCAGCGTTTTCCAGAAGTCATGCCAGACGGTTCTATAGGGGACGATATAACAAGCAGTACACTTGGTTCATTTATTGTAGATAAGGATATCGCTATAAACTTAGCGGAATCAATACTTAAATTGATGAATGACACCGAAACAGTGACAGAGACACCTGAAGAATAATCCGCATTATTAACAAGGATGGTTTCGGCCATCCTTGTTTTGACTAAAGATTTCTTGACTACGAGTGCTCTTTATAATATAATGATTCAACAAACAATTCTTTTAATTGCGCCTATAGGGCATCAATTTGGAGATGAATCATTATGTGAGGACCTCGTAGAAATACGAGGTTCTTTACGTTTAATAAAAAAATCCCCCCTGCGCCAACAGGAGGGAAATGAATATACCATTGCTGATATACCCACAAAAGCAATCATATTATATCAGCTCTGGTAGTAAATTGCAAATACCAGGGTATTTTTATACCCTTTTTTAAGAAAGGGTGATTCTATGAACCAAAATGAATCTTTGAAAACAGCGTTCGGATACATACGAGTTTCTACTCACATGCAGGAAGAAATTTCCCCGGAAGCACAAAAACACGAACTCCAAAAGTGGGCGAAGCAGCACAATATTCTGATTACACAATGGTTTCAAGACAACGGCATTTCCGGAAAAAAAGCAGAGAACCGAACCGCCTTTCAGAATATGATTGCCCTCGCAAAAGAAAAGGATCATCCGGACTACATCCTTGCATGGAAGTTCTCTCGATTTGCCAGGAATCAAGAGGAAAGTATTGTTTACAAATCTCTCCTCCGGAAAAACAATGTGCAGGTAGTATCAATCAGCGAGCCTTTGCCGGATGGACCATTTGCACCCTTAATTGAGCGCATCATCGAATGGATGGATGAATACTACTCGATTCGATTGTCTGGAGAAGTAAAGCGTGGCATGAAGGAAAAAGCAAAAAAGGGAGGCTACCAAAGTGCTCCACCTCTAGGGTACCGGCGTGAAAAGGGCGATACCGTTCCCGCAATATACGAACCAGAAGCAAAGATATATCGTCTTATCAAAAAGTATTTTATCCAGGACGAATACAATCCTACAACGATAGCACGTACGCTTAACGACCAAGGCTACCGCACCCGTCAGGGGAATCGTTTTGAAGCACGAGTTGTCATTTATATTTTAAGGAACCCATTTTACATTGGGAAAATCCGCTGGAACCGTTCAAGCCACGGTGGATATTACGAAAATTCACCCGAGGATGTCATTGTATCAGATGGCCAGCACGAACCACTCTGCACCAACGAAGAATGGGACATCATAAGCAAACGGATAAAAAAATACGCACCCGGTTCTACCGGACGCAGACGAAGCAAAACCCTTTTACCGCATTATTTATCCGGTGGATTATTTCGGTGTCCAATCTGCGGAGCGTCCATGTGCTACCAAAGAGGTGTCAGCAAGAAATTACCCCGTGCCTATCCTTACTTTTGCTGCTGGAAGTACGCCAAAGGCATCCACCCCGAAAACGTAAATGCAAGCGCACCAAAAACAGAGGAGGCTTTGCTAAATTCCCTGCAGGAGTTTGTCGACCACGGCCACAGCGACATTACCTACACAGTGGAAAAGGTCGAAGAACCGTCTGGTAACGATGCTGCACAATATGAACAGTTGCTTGATAAACTTGCCATCCGGAAACAACGTGCAAAAGAAGCATACCTTGACGGTATCGATACCAAAGAAGAATACCGGGAAAACCGGGAACTGATAGATGCCGAAGTAAAGTCCATGAAGGAAAAACTTGCGACACTTGAAACTGCTGCCGTTATCACGACAACCGAAGAGTTCCACGTGGATATTAGAGAAATCATCTTGAAACTAAAGGACGATACGCTCAGTACGTTGGAAAAGCATACCGCACTTGCATCCATTTTAGACTATATGGAATATGATAAGGAGAAGGATGAATATAGTTTTTATTATAAGTTTGAAGAATAAAAAAACTAAGGCCGGGTGCGACATAATCGTCGCCCCAGCCATTACAAAACATGACAAATACCTTTCATATCAGGTATACTGACAATCAAGATTTCTATGTTCTAATGTTCTATCATCTTCTTTTCTCATTAGATAAACAGTAATCTTGATTACAAAAAAATAATAACCTAATTGATTTAATGAGCCAATCCGCTTTATCTTTTCATTTTTGAGACATGTCATAATAAGTTGTTTACTATATGTATTAACAATTCCAAAATCAACAAATTTATCAGACAACACACCATCTGAAATATACATATAATCATAAATTGTATTCTTTTTTAAATCAATATAGTTACCTTTAAATTCTTCTATCGGAAATACTGGCACAAAAGTCAGCTTTTTTTTATTATCTATATGGCATGACGTATTAATCAACAAAGCATCTGCAAAAAATTTTTTTTGTTTCCCATCTTTTTCAAAATAAACAAAAGGTAAACTGCTCACAATATCACCTTGCGATAATGAATCTAACGGATTTAACGTCATAAATTTGGGTTGTTCACCTTCTTTTTCGAATTGTGTAATTGCTTCCTTTGCTCCATCTCTAAAATCAGGTGATACAGCAGGCAACACACTATTTACAAAATCAATAAATTCTTTTAACATATATCGAAAAAATTCACCCCTGTATCTTCCGCAATACTAGAGATGTACTCATCAATTCCATCCTGTTCTTGTTGAGTTGCATCCCTCATTTGCCCAAATAAACTGTTTGCTTCTTGTTCCAATGCACTTATATGCGGCTGTTTATAATTATTGCCGCTTTTATATTCAGCACTAAAGTCTGGAAAAATTGACGTATTATAACTACTGTGACTATTTCTCGTAATCTGCCCCATATTTCCATCAATTAACCTTGTATCACTGGTATTTAGAGACAAAATTATACCAATTGCGCACGCTGTATTGGTTAAATTTTTTAAAAATCCTCTATTTTCCATACCCATATTCTCCTTTTTCTATTAGTAAACCTAACTTGCCGTTAATAACATCAGACATACTATTCATCAACTCCGTTAATTTTTTATTACTAGACGTATAGTTATCCTCAATGTTATACAACCATCTATCATTTATATCTATTATGGCAGCGATTGATTCCTTCATTTGCTTTGTTCTATTTAATACCCCCGCCTTACTAAAGTCCAAATCATCTTCAAATAATCGTGCATTTTGCAATGTTATATTAACATACATACTATTGTTTTCCACAAATGTGTACTTAATGTTAATATCCTGAATTTCGTGTATTTTTTCAGCATTCAACAAAACATCTGCTATTTTTTTCGCCCCGTCCGCCTGCACTTCATCATATAAAACATTTGAAACCAACCCAACATATTCATACTTATTACCTGTCATTATATTAAGAAATTCAAAAACGCTTTTCATTCTTTCAGTTAAATATCTAGCACATGCATTCCAATCTCTTTCAAATCCATCATTATAAACAACTTCAAATGTCGTTGCAATAGGCGTTATATTTAATTGACCATGATCATTTTTCGTTTTTATTATTATCCTTGGTATTTCTACCGGTGCCTCCTCCGGAACAGGTAAAACAGTTGCTTCATTAAAATGTTCTTTTAGTATTTCCTCATTATTATAATAATTTTTTTTAATTTCTCCTATCCTCTTATACGTAACAGAAACCGATGTCCCTTTAATAAGCAT